ACCGAAAGTTTTTTTCAAAAAAACCTATAAATCGCTGAATCAGAGAACAAAAAGTATCAAGAATCGGTTTATGGTCGGTGATAAGTCGGTGTTGCTCTATTCAATTATATGTCTTACCGCAATCTTTATTATGTTTCATTTAGCCTGGTATTTTTCCGCAAATTCTCAAAATAAATTTGGTTAATATATAATATTTGTTAGATTCTTGCGTTTTTAATATAGATGGTTATAATGGCATCTTTGACAGATTGTGTTATACCATGATTATATATATAATTAGTATTAACTAGGGCATTTCACTTAAAAAATTAGAGAAATGACCAAAAAAAAATTATCTCATCTCGAAAATCAGCCTATCCAGGAGATTATTGGATGGACTCCGCCTGTTCTGCACCAGGCGTCCGAATGTTATGTATCCTTTAAAGCTTATGACCCTAGCTGCAGTCGTATGCGTCTGAAGAAGATCATGCTCGGGCATATTAAGGGCAAGCGAAATCAAAGAATTTATGGGGAAGCTCTTATCAAGCGTCTTACCCAGAAACTTCTAGAAGGCTGGAATCCTTGGATCGAGGAATCTCGCCCAGAGGAATACGCATTGTTTGATGATGTATGTGACAAGTACAATACGTATCTCTCTAAAATGACCAAGGAAGGGGGTATCACGGCAGGTACAAAGTCCAACTACGAGCATAAACTTGCTTTTATGCGAAAGTGGATAGACAAGAGTCAGCACATTACATATATCTATCAGTTTAACAAGAAGCTGATTTCCGACTTCCTGGACTATATTCTTATCGATAGAAACAACAACTTGAGAACCAAGAATAACTATATCGGCTGGCTTAAGTCATTCTCAAGCTATCTCATCGCGAGAGGGTATTTAACTAGCAACCCAACTTCAGGCCTGAATACCTCAACCAAGCTTGGCCCCAAAAACCGAGACGTGATACCTAATGATGTGCTAATAGAGATAAAATCGTATCTTGATAAAGAGAACAAGCATTATCTCTTAGCCTGCTATATGATTCATTATCTGTTCGTCCGTCCAGGCGAGATGTGTTTTCTGAAAATCAAAGATCTATCTGAGGATAAAAGAACGCTAACACTAAGCGGATCGCATACGAAAAACGGTCATGATGCAGTTATAACTATCCCCAATCATGTCATAGATCTGATGAGAGAGCTGGAGATTTTCTCTGCGCCTCCTGGTTACTATATATTCAGTAACGACTTCCGCCCAGGACCAGAAAGAATAAAGGCTATAGCATTCACTAGATTCTGGACGAGCAACGTAAAGAAAGCTTTAAATTTAAGTGATGTATATAAGCTCTATTCTCTTAAGGATACGGGTATCACAAATATGATCAAGGCAAAAACAGACCTTCTGTCCGTAAGAGATCAGGCAAGACATTCTTCTGTGAAGGTTACGAACATCTATACTCCACAAGAATGCATTGAAGCAAACGCTGCGCTTGTTGGGTATGAAGGGGTGTTCTAAAATACGCAAAACTCCCTGTGCTATCATACCACGGTAGCACAGGGAATGCGGGTTATTCATACTTTCCAAGCTCAAAACCATCCTTCTTCATCCATCCCTCCTCGATACAGCGCTGTATATGCTTGACAATACTAGTATAGAACGCCTTGAACTCCTGGAGTGTCGAGAACTCTCTATATACCGGATTGTCATCACCGCCGAGCTTGACCTTGTAAGGGAGCGATTCGCCCTGCGTCTGCACGGCAAGGTCGTAGGCAGCCTTGTAGTTAGCCTGATTCTCTGTAGAGAGCCAAACCACACTGCCCTCGAACCTCAAGCCAGAAGTGATATTCTCTTCGGTCTTGTCGTTGTAATACTGATGGATGAGAGCCTTGACCTCTGCCTTAGTAGGCTTGTGGTCAAACTGCTCTTCCATGTAGGTGGCGGAGTTAGAATCGTCTGCAACGATAATATCCCATCTCATTCGCCACAATCCCTTTACCGGGTTGGTGCATTCCAGCACCTTCACATCCTTGTGCCCTTGAATTCTATCCATATTGTTTCTTTTTAAGTGAATACATACTTTGTCTTGCCGTTGCAGAAGCTGACAGCCTTGATGGTCGCCTCGAAAGGAAATCCATCCTCCACTTCCGACACCTGCGAGAGGATATTCTTCATCTCCTCACTGTTGGTGATGAACTTCTTCGGCTGTCCGTTGAGTTCAACGGATACTACACACCTGTCTTCTCCTTCCTTGGTCTTGATACCAAGCTGGTAATCATTTACTACTATCGGCAGGTTGACCAAATCCTTGATGGAGATGGTGTCTCCTGCGAAATACTTCTGCCCATTGGCAGGCTTGTAACTAATCTTGAAATCCCTAAACGACTTCATATATTTCTCTCCTATTAATTTCTTGTTGAGATTGACGCAATCTGCGTGCTTGCTAATTCCGTAAAACGATGCGACAAGCTCTCGATAACGCTTTCTCGATTTTACTTTCTTTACTTTTCTTGCGAACTTCTTCTTGATTCTCTTGCGCAACCGCACATGGTCTGGATATATGACGTAGCCCACAATATCAATACCTGTTGATATAGGATATATGCGCTCGTTCGGTTTTATCCGGAATCCTACTGACTCCAGGCACTCGTGTACGGCATCTCTTATCACCCATAACTCCGCCTTGGTCTCAGCAAGTGCAAGCCCATCGTCGCAGTAGCGGAAGAAATACTTGACTCCCATCTCATCCTTCAGCGGATGGTCTAGGTGGATGGATAGCACTAGGTTGCCTGTAGCCTGAGAGGAGCGCAATCCGAAGCTGATGCCCTCATCTAGCATATCCGTAAGACTGCCCAGTATCTTCAACAGCGTCTTATCCTTGAAGACGTGCTCAAAGGAATCCTTCGCCAACTGATGCTGAATGCTGTCATAGAAGTGCCGGATATCGAACTGATAAGCATATTTCAAGTTCGGGTTCTCGCGGATTGACTTTCGGATCTGATGCATCATATCGTGCATTCCCCTGCCCTTGATGCTTGCGTTGGTCGTGCGGATATATCTTCGATGCAGGTGTATATCGACTATCTGCATAATGGCAAAACAGCCAATCCTCTTAATCATCTTGACTATCTGCAAGCGCCTTACCTTGCCATACTCCTTTATCTCTACTTCGTCATATTCCTCGACGGTGAATGTTCCTGTCGCTATCTCATGCTGGAGCTGCGCTATCACTTCCTCACGTTTCGCAAGGAGTTCCTTACCTTCTTCGTATTCCTGCCTTTTTCCACGGACAACGTGGTCAAAAGCGGCAGCAATATTATTGTATTCTACGATTTCCTGTATGATGTTTCCTTCTCTACGCATTTTATTGAGTTTAATATTTTGGCTTACAAAGCCTTCTTTTTCCCTGGCACTGCTTGCTCGAATTCATCGCTGAACCTACTAAACCAATAGGGTATCAAGAATACCCAAGCTGCCTATATCGGCAACTGCCATCCAACTGTCATTTTTCGCTCTATGAGCGAGGCTCGTCTCCCTCGTTCACTGCCTTGGCTACACGTAGCCGATGCAGGAGGAACGATTCAGATTAGTCGAGACGCGACCCGATAGACGTACCCGCATACGAAGCGTCGTTATTCGCATTCGCGCACGCAACACCAGCATTCGCACTCGCATTGTTACCACCACGATACAACACACGGTCGCAGGAGATTCTGCCCTTAAACTCTATTATTGTAGATTGTGCTCTGCGCTCTACGATACTTCGGTAGCCGCTTTGTAGCTCGCTACGCTCGCCGCTTTGACGACCTTGCCACGGAAGGCGAGACGCGACCCGATAGACGTACCCGCAGACGAAGCGTCGTAATACGCATTCGCGCACGCAACACCAGCATTCGCACTCGCATAGCTACCACCACGATACAACACACGGTTTATAGCGTTACTGATGTATAACTGGTCGCAATAATATGTACTTGCAGAACCTGTAGAGGAACCAATGCCTATCACATCGCCATACTTGCCGTTATATACGTTTGCTATCCACGAACTATCGTAATTGCTGACCTTGATATATCTCTCAGTACTATCCGGCATAAAGATGCGGACCATATACTGATGCTTAGCATCGTTCGGTATGTCGCAATTATCCATCATATCGTACTTGTGTCCGTAGATGTCCTCATATCCCAGGCAGCAGGTGTTATTCACCTGGGTCACCGTGACGGCATCATCGAGTCCGGATTCCTTGTACCAAGCGTATTGACGCACGCCTTGTTCAACGATATTATCCGTAACATTCGGATTGATACTCTTGGCTTCTGCGAAACCGATGGTATCTTTCATTCCTCGCTGCATCGTACCGCCTGTAGTTCTGGTAGTCGTATGCCGACCAGCACCACATTGAGACTGCGAGTCACGTCTTCCATACGTCATGTAAAAGAGGTTGGCGATATGGCTGCTCATCGAGAAGTCTATCTGCTGCATACCTCTATTAACTGAATAATAGTGGAAGTCTGACCACGGCATGTTGGCAGTTGTGCTTCCGCCGCTTACGCAAGATCTCAGCTTTTCTCCTACAGCCGTGCTTCCCACGACACCACAAAGATAAGCATCCTCTTCTACCCATTCCGGCTCCATATCCTCTATGCGGTCGGAATTGCTCAGAACTACATCATCACCCAGAATCTGCCTGTTGACGGTGAAGTACAAATACTTCGCTCCTTCCGGCACATCGGATATAAGATACATTCCCGGCTCGAACGCAAGGTTGAGGGTCGGAATAGTGATGGTCTTCAAGATACCGGAATCCTCGCCTACGAAGAGAGAGCAAATCATACCTGTTGATGGTACGGTCGGGAATCTCACCTTCTTGTATCCACCTACCGCAACTCTCATCACGGCATAGGTGTTGTCTGCTGTGTATGACTCCTTCAGAGATGGCTTGTTTGCGGTCAGCTTATTGTTATCTCGATAGGATGCAGCATCCTTCTTGATGTCTTCAAGCTTCACCACTACCGTATCTTCCGGCGTAAGAGGCTGCTCTACGTTGGTAGAGAAGCAGATGTAATGCTTGCGGTTGAGATAGTCATTTATGCCCTTGAACCAGTGATGAGGTTCAAGCATCATGATGTCTCCCTCTGAACCATCCAACTTAGCAGGCGAGCAGTCACGTACATCCTCTGCATCTGCATAGTAGTTAGAGTTGCTGTCATGGAGCGGATAATAGGTCATTACACCATCAAGATTATTCATAATGGTATCAACACCGCCCATCTTCACATTTCTCAGTGTAGCCTTCTTGGTGACTTTAGCGAGTACCCTGTGACGTGATGCGAGATATGACTTGATATGACCGGACGGAACATAAGTGTTGCCGTACTTGTAGCCAGTCTCGTTATCGAGGTTGCTGACATTAGCATCATCGGCAACGGTCTCGTCAAACTCAATCATCGTGTAGGCAGGCTGCAGGATGTTCAGCTCTGGGAAGTGGGCACGCATGCGGCTGTACTCGGTATCATCGAGATACTTGGTGAGCTGATACTTACCTACGATTCGGCAGGTATCTACGTTACCGCCAGATTCATCCACACCGCCTACAGACATCAGCAATCGCAGGATGCCGCCATCGCCACGCTCATTGATACCTGTCACACGGAGGTATCTGATGCCGGTACACTTCTCTCTCAGCTTAAGCCAGTCGATTTTTGGGCAGCCATCTACCACGAGTCTTGTGATATTCTCAGTACCTTCGAGGGTCAGCGTGTCATTCGTCAGCTTCGGCAGATAGCGGAGTTCAAGCGTCTGAAGGGTTGCAGGAAGCACCACTTTGACAAGAGGCGAACCCTGTGCGAAGCTTACACCTGTCAGCGAAGTGTTCGATGCGCTGAACTGCTCCATCTTGGTGTTCTTACTGAGGTCGATGCTGGTAAGCTGGGTACTCTTCAATCCATCCATCTTCAGCACACGGAGATTCTTGCAGCCATCGACGAGCAGGTTATTGAGCGTTGTCTGCGTAGCCTGACAGCTTACATCGAGCGTTCGGAGAGCCGTGCAGTTATTGAGGTTCAACGTCTGCAAGATGGCGTGGCTCACATCCGTGAGGTCGAGACCCATCATGCGGCTTGCTCCATAGATATACTGAGGGTCGTTGACGATGAGGTCGGTGTTGAGGGTGAGCTGCACCTGAGAGCCTTTAGCTTCTGCGAGTACCGCACTCTGCTTTGGCGTACCCGATGTATATCCGTAGCCGAAATAATACCGCTCGCTGGATGTAATCTTAATCTTGCGGTTGTCGGTCGAGAACTTGTAGCCGAAGTAGCAGCCGAAGCTGTCCTTGCGGTAAGTACCGCAGACGTACTGACTATCGAGCAGGGCAAATCTGTTCTGGATTGTGTAGCATCGGTGAGCATATCGGCTACCCTGCATCGCATAGAGATAGTTATAATAGGTAGTACCCGATGTTGTCTGCACGCCATCAATGAGCGGAGTGATATACTTGAAGATACCATCCTTATTATATATACGCTCGCACCAGTTACCCATCTGTTCCTCGTTGAACACGTTCAGCACATATTCGAGCGACATATTACTTCTGATCTTGTCAGCCACCTCACGCAACTTGTCCGGACAGCCACGTACCAAGTCCCACAACACGGAATCGTGACCAGCGAAGGCATAAGAGCCGATACTGTCGTCGAAAGTCTCGTGGGTGATTGTGTATGCGTACTTCAGCACGGAGTCGTTGCGGACACCGAAGAGCGTATCCATATCGTAAGGCAGGAACATCCAGTGAATGCCATCCCACGTACAGAGCATCATGTTCTTCGCTCGTGAATCCACACCCATGAAGTAATCCGTTATCAGATACCAGGCGAACGGTGCGTCGTTTAAGAAGTAACCCTGATACTCGTTGAGGAACTTGGTAGGATTTCCCTTGCAGTTCTGAATCCACTGCCACAGTCTCTTCACGGCAGCCCTGTCTTCCTCGTCGGCGGTATCCCAAGTCTTATCAGGCTTGAAGCGGAACTCCAGCGCATCATCGAAGCGGGTCATATCGGCTGTACCGAAAAGGCAGATAGTTTCCGAGTTATTCAAGAACTCTAGGCAGATACACTTATTTCTCTGTCCCGCAAGCGTTTCGGCATCATTATAGCCCTCGATGCCCTCGAAGCCGTAAACGATGCTTGAACCGGACTTCTCGTTGTTGAAGTTGTACTTGCCGAGATAGGCATTCGTTCCGTCTCCGTTCTGGTCGTAGAAGCAGTCAATAGGGAATCCATCTACGCCGATACGCACGTCATAGTCACCCTTGTATGCGGCCTGTGGAGGAGTGAGCCAGCCACATCGCTTGAACACATCATTGACGATTCTCACCGCACCCGTATTGTGAGTAGATGATGAATCCGCGAAGTCTGCCTTGATACAGAAGATGTCGACAGGTCTTGCGCCCGGCTTGAACGAATACTTGAAGCCATCCTGCAATACTCCGTTGATATACAGCTCAGTATGATACTTGCTGCTTCTGCTCATGTAGATGCGGTAGTTCTTGCGAGGGTATGTTGTTGATGATGTACCCTGTATGCGAAGACCGCATTGCTTGATGATGAAGTCATATTCCTTGCCGTAAGGACTGTAGAAGTAAATATCAACCGGAATCTCGAACTTCTTGTTGTTTGTCTGATTGAGCAGGTCGATATCACCTACGATACGCATCACACCCTTGCCCTGCTTTCTCAGCTTCTCGATGTCAACGTCGTTACCTTCATCGTCCATCACGTCATTCTTCTGGAAGAGTACAACCATCTCATCCAGGGTCTTGCGGTCAACGATATAGTTATTCAGCTCCTCATCATCGTTCAGCGCACGGTCATACACTCTGATGTTGCGGATGGTTACGTCTGCATTGTCAGATACTACCGTGATATTAACAGGTGTTTCCTGTCTGAGTGTATCAGTCTGAGAGAACTGCACGGCACCAGACAATTCGCCATTCACGAACAGTTCGAGCAGTCTGTTGCCCGATTTCTGGTTTACCACGAAGGCAATCTTGTAGCTCATATCCGAAGCGAACTTGGTGCTTACCTCCGTTCCTGCTGCGGTTCTGATTCTTGCTTCCTGCGCAGTCAGCTCGAAGCCAACGTTTTCTGAAAAACAGCTCATCACGATTCCGTCTCTATCGGTCACGTTGCTGGTCATGATTTCTACCTCCAGCGTACCTCCAGAGGTGGTGAGGTCTGTGGCAAACGGTTGATACCCGATAGTGATTTTGGCACCATTGGTAAGATTCAGCGCATCACCATCCCATCCGTTACTGCTCCAGTCGAAGCCCTCGAAGGTTGTGCGGATGCCCTCATAGTTCCATTCTCCTGGGTTCTCCTCCGAGTTGGCACGTCCGGCAGCTGACAGCTTCAGAACCATACCTGCGGAAGTCTCGCTGATATCCACGCTGCTCTTCTCTACGTTGACGGTAAACGGATAGCTAGTCTTTCCGCAGATGAACTCCATGTGCACCTCACCCTTCTCCTGATAGCGGTTGGTATAAACCTGCGCCTGACGAGGCACACTGACGGTCTGAGTAATCATTCCATCACGTTTCACCTTCATCGCAGCAGGAGTCGTGTTAGGGTCGTAAGCCACAAATTCCAGCTTCAGCTGTTCGTACTGACCGACAGACAGAGAAGGAGACAGATGATGCGTACTGTCGATGATAGTACCATCCTCGTGTGTCATCTTAGCACCGATATAAGGCTGTGTAGGCTGACCTCTCAGAATATCCATATAGATGCTGTCTGAGCGGAGGGTAAGCGTAGGGCTTGCCTCCATCTCAGCAACCATCTGTATCGTGTGTCTTCCGTCAGCAAGCGAGAGCATCGAGAGGTTGAAGCTTCCGTTCGTGGTTCCCGAACGGGTCACGGTGTTGGCATTTCTCTGCACACCATCTACATAAAGCGTAACCACCTTGGTTCCCGAACCGCTCACGGCATAAGGGATGCTGATGGTTGATGACGGGTCATAGCCGCCAGCCGTGATGCAGTCGGCAATATCAAACGAACTGGTGAGGGCGAGAGTCACCGCCTTCACGGATGTGTATGCCTGCTTGGTCTGCGTCTTACCTGTGGCAGGGTCTGTCGAGGTGGCACGCACATAGATATCCGTAGTACCAGCCAAGAGGTAGCTTGACAAGTCTATCTGATAGGTTCCGGCACTCACGTCTGTGAGGGTCTGGCTATAGATGGTGGTAGCACCAAGCTTCATCTGAACCTCGATGGTTGCCTTCTGACCAGTGCTCTGACCCTTGTCGTCGCCCGAAGCATACTGGTGGTCGTAGGTATAGGAGAGCATGGCGTGACCGCCTACCTTGATGATGCTGTTATCTACGTGGGCAGAGATGACAACCTTGGTGAGCGAGGTATCTCCACCACCGCCACCTCCACCGCTACCCATCGGAAAGTCAGCGGAAGTGATTTCCTCGTCTCGCTTGTTGCGGAAGGTAACGTGTACGGCAGTCTCATCATCATTCGGCTCCACATCTACAGACTTCAATGCCGATGCTTCCAGCTCGTTGAGCCTTGCCACGATAGCTTTATTTTGAACTGGGTTGGTAGATTCCTGGTCGAGGGATTCATCTACCTCGACTTTAGGGATGTCGATATTCACGTTGCCGTTGACGTCAGGATTCTTCTTTTCTCCGTTCAAGGTGATGGTCTTCACCGTACCACCACCGCCGAAGTCTTCCCAGCTTGCGGCTGCATTCCAAGTGCTGATGTCAGTACCGACAAACTGCTTTGTAATCCATTTACCCTGCGATTCCTCGTAGGTGATACACAATCCCTTGCTGCGGTTCTTCTCCGGCACGGCTGCTATGGCAGTAGTGAGCGTATAGTAACCGCTGGCGAGAGGAACCTGCGAAGTCACATTGTAGGTGTTGCCACCCTTGTTACCTGCCACGTCTGCAATATGGTCATCGAGCTTCTTGCCGATTGCCCCGATTTTGGTATTCTGCTCATTGAGGGTATCGGTGATTCCGGCAGCTGCATCTGTAGCAGCCTTGGCTGCGGTGTTTGCTGCGGAGGTGGCTGCGGCAGCCTGCTCCGTAGCTTCGTTCACGGCAGCCAGCGCATCGTTGGCAGTCTTCGAAGCTTCGTTTGCCTTCTCGGATGCCTGATTGGCGATACCTACCGCCTTCTTGGCTTCTTCGAGCTGCGCATCAATATCCTGCGTGAAGACCTTCATAGGTACAATCACCTGCTTTCTCGTTCCCTTGCCGTCGTCGTAGAGGGCAGGAACCGTGGTGACGTATTCGAGAGACTGAACCCTCTCGCACTCGTACACATTCTTCGAATGATTCTTCAGATACTCGAAGAAATGCGGAGCAAACTCCGCGCTCAGGGAAGACCAAGCCGTACTCTTGAAGGCTTCTTCAATATTACTTTTTTCGTTGCTCATAATTATGATGATTTATAAGATTAAAATTAAGACCTGTTAAGGTCAGCTGTACCACTCCAGAAGACTCCGGCACCAAGACCGGATGGGGTTGGAGCCAGTAATCTCGGAACCACATATACACAAGACAAGCTTGCGCCACCTTTCAACTCATGCCATCCGCCAATATCTGCAAAATGAATTGTCTGTTTATCATTACCATTAATGACTCGCCATTCCTTGCCGTTACCCATTCCCTCGAATACGTAATAGAAATCAGAACTGCTATTAATGACAACCACATCTATCGCAAAACCTGAAGCATCTCCATAATCGGCAAAACCATACAGAGGTATTTTGTTGTATGTTTTGCCTGATTCCGTTCCGCTTTCAAGTGAAATCATGACGTAATGGTCCATATCGTCTGAATCATTGGTGTATATAGCCATATATGTGTTGAAAACATAAGCCACCGTCTTCTGCCTATGTCCAAACATTCCTCTGCACAAGATGTCAGCTGCATAGAAGCGATAGTTACGTTTCTTGGCATTATCATATCCTTGATGATACATATCACCCGAGAACCACAATCTGCCATCCGAACCAAAATGAATGCTTCCTACAACGTTTCCGTTGCTGTCAACACAATCAAGATTTTTGAAGCTTCCGTGTACGCCAGAAACCATACCGCTGAATGTGCCATTCTGACACCACATGTTACCGCTTCCATCTAGCGTAAAATTATCAGTAGTGATGGTTATCTGACCGCCAGTGAACGCCATAGTGTGACCCGTAAGATTTATCTGGTCCGCCTGTATGGTAGCCGTAGATATTCCATTACTGATGGCTATATTCATCTGCCCTTCGTTGACAAGCCCTTTTTCATTTACTTGACTAACGAAAAGCCCTGCAAAATTTGTCTCCAATACCGCTCCAGCAGATGATTTCAGTTTGCCATTCGCATCGAATCCTCCGGCAGCTACACTCCAGCTACTACTACTCTGCTTAACGAGAGTAATGGTAGAGGCATAATCATTTCTGATACCTGTATCGACATCATCTGCATGACTTCTAGCACTGTCGATGGCCCTGTTGAGCGTGGCAACGTTCTCCTTCAACTGCTCTTTCGTAGCAGCCTGCCCTACCGTCTGCGTGATGGTATTAATATCCTGCTGAATATTCGTGATGCTAGTAGAATTCGCATTCACCTTACTTACAGTACTCGTAATGCGTCCAGATAATATTTCAACCTTAGAAGTTACTGTCGTATTGGTAGCATAATCTAGGTTCTTTACCCAAGCTTGCACCTTTCCAACAGAAGCTTCAATTCCTGATGTCGTAAACGTCCGGTTCGCCTTGTCTGTTTCATCTACATATAGTCGGATGCTTTTCTTCTCTGCATCGAGGTCAAGCCCCAGCTGCGTAGTCGTGCCATCAACCTTATTAATATTCTCGCCCAAGAGCTGGATATTCGTAGCAGTCTGCTTAATCTGAGTGCTTACACTCTTCGAAAACTCGCTGAGAGGTTTGTCCGTGATTGAAGCGATGGCGATATAGCAGTCACCGGTATAGCGGAGAACGAAATTACCGGTTCCATTCCATACTCCCTCAAGAGGGATATTCGTCCAGTCTCCTGAATAAGGCACGGCGACATTCTGAGCAGTCAGCGTATTGCTCTTGCCCGATACCGATGAGCAACCCTCGAAGCCAACTGTCAGCGTTCCCGCTGTCTTGGCAAAGATGCGGATGCTGATGTAGAGCCTATCCTGCACATCGGTGCTGCCTGTAGCAGGCTTCTTCAAGCCATTATCTCCTGTCGAACCGCTAGGCTGCTGATATTCTTTGTGAGTACCCGGCTGACGGATATGGGCATTCAGCTGCTTCACTCCGCAGTTCTGCAAGCGCAGCACCTGCCTTCCGTCCATCTTGTCTATCGACACCTTGCGGTTTCCGCTTACCGAGAGCAATCCGTTCACCATAAATGGATTGCCAAGCGCATCTGCCCAGAACATCGACTCGTCTGTGGTATCCACCGCCCAGCAGGAAATGATAGTATCTTCGTCATCCCTTACCTGTTCAAGGAACTGACCATTTTCAAGATAGTTATCAGAGTTGGTAAGCTCGTAGCTGGTCTGTGAGAATCTGCTGGAGAACATATTTTCGAGCACCTGAAGTTTCGAGTCAACGCTTTCTCCGGTGCGCTGAATGATGAAATCACCCACGGCATAGAGATTGTTCAAGAACTCTCCGAATCCCGACAATTCTCCGAGGATAGGATGAACGATGCCCTTCAGATTACCGAGTCTTCCCTTCAGCGCATTGTTCGGGTCTGTCTTCAGTCCGTAGATAATATCCATGTACGGAGTATTCGCACCCACGGTCATCAGCTGTATGATACCCTTGCGCTGTGAGTCGCTGAGGTTATCCACTCTCACGAAGGTATCCTTCTTCTTGATGAGAGACTCGGCTGTGGCGCCCTCCATCGAAGAGGTGAAGTTGGTAAACGTCACCCAGTCCAATCGCTTGTCGCCATCCTCCAGACTGCCGCATCCGGCATCCGTAATCAGCAGCTCATAGTTCTTTGTTACATAGTAGTCGTTACTGCTATTGGGCATACCATTGAACTGCTGCACCATAATGATGTCATTACGGCGGAAAGGGTTGTAGAGCTTGCCGTCCTGTGTGTTGAGATACACCCTGCCACTCTCTGCATCATAGTGGTCAACCTCCATCATTCCGGTGAAGATACGGTTGTCGTTCTCGCCGAGAAGCTGGGAGATAATCATCTCGAAGACTCTGAGCGATCCTCGAACGATGACATTATCAAACTCTCCCGTCCACTTGTTTTCCTGTACTCCTGCGGCATTGGTAACTGGCGTATTGTAGATACCCCAGCCCAAACCTCCAAGAAATCCGGAAATAAACTGCTTGCTTGATAATTCTCCTCCGAATCGGGAATTTCCGTTCACGAAGAGCTTACCTACCGTAGCCACGGTGTAAGCGATAACCTCATCGATGCAGAGCTTGTAGGTGTTGGTAAGAGGATCCTTCTGTAATATGGTAAACCCCTTTCCGTTCTCCTCGCTTGCCCCATCAGAAGAGATGGAGTGAGCGAGGATATTGCCTTCCTTGTCAAAGGAAAAATTCTCTCCCACCAGCAAACCGCCAAGAAGCTTCTGCACCTTCTCGAAGGTTATCGTACCTTCTGCTGTATCATCGATATCCCTACGGATATACTTCTTCAGGATGGCAGCTTCGCCGTCCAGCTCCTTCGCCACGTCAGCCACACCAGCCTTCAGCTTCTCACCTTTATATAATAGGTAGCCTCCTACGAAAGAGAGTGCATCGAGCACACTGATGTTGATATGCTTGTGTCCAACCTCTCCCTTTCCTGAATATCGGTTGGATATCGCCGATAGGAAGGCCGAAAAGATGGCATCTGCAGTGGTTGTACCCCACTCTTCCGAGTGAGGATCCTGAACCGGGAACAAGACCCCTCCACCCAGCTGCTGGCGCGGGAACTCAACTAAGCGAGGGGCGATAGTAAAATTTCCGATATCAGGCAGATGGATATCCATCTGCTTAAGGCTCTCCCCGCTTGCTCTCGAGAGATTCAGGTAAGGACGGGCATCGGAATATTTGTAGGTGAAGGTATAGTTGGATGGCAGTTCCTTCGCCTCATAGTTCACGTCACTCTCGGTGACGGTAATCTTCCGCCAGCTGTTGCGATGATATACATACTTGCCCAGACTCGGGAAAAAGTCGAGCAGCCACAGGCGCTCCTTACCGTCCAGATAGCCGGTGTTCTTCTTGAACTTCCGGGTGGTATCTACACGGTATTCCTCCGAGTCATCCTCGATCTCTGCCACGTTGTGGGTATGTTCTGCAGTATTCTCGCTGTTGCCGTAAGCCCTGAAGCAGTCCACTCCTCCTAGCGAATTCTCAAAGAGGAACCATTCCTCCTCCTCGCTCTTCATGTCGCTGGCATAATAGCGCTGCACATAGGTAAGCCGGTCGCCGCCTTCCTTCTCCACCCAGATGTCATAATAGGATGGAGTCTTTTGATTGAGAGCCTTGGCGATGATGGCATACTGCACCGGGATGGTATAGACGCAGCCCTCGGTAAGATGGGCAAGCGTGATTTCCGATTCCGTATATCCCGTGCCGTTCCAGAGATACGCCTTGCACTTCACCGCACAGGCTTCTGCAGCATAATAGGTCAGGAACTCCGGCGAATAATACGTCACAGCCTTCACCTGCGGCTGCCAGGTGAGGAAATTGTTTTTCAGAAAATTCTCGGCAGAATCGGCGAGCTTATCCACTCCGGCTCTGATCACCGAGAAGGAGAATTCCTTCTTGTTTCCGACATCCCCCACCTCGTAGATCTCTGCCGAGAATGCCTTCATGATGTTCTCCTGGATATACGGAGTGCTGTCATCCTTCAGCTCAAAAGCCAGCAGCGGAAGGATGATGTCTTTCACATCTACCGTGATGCGGTGCTCATCGTTCGGCGTATAGGTGTGCTGAACGATGTTCTGCTCTGCGCCATGGTAACGAAGGGCAAAGACCACGTCTGTCTTCGAGTCGTTGTAGATCTCGAAGGCATTCATGGAGCCTACCAGGCTCAGGGCATCTGGATATAATAAAACCTGTATCATCTTAATGTTGTGTTGATTATTTATAACGCAAAATTAAGATAATACAGGTAACTTGCAAAGGACTCCCGCGTCCTAGATTTTCTCGCATTCCAGCCATGTCGTGGTGCAGTGGTACACCCATTTGGAGTGACGGAACATCGTCGCATGTCGGGTCTTCTGGCTCACAAACGTCTTCTGCAGACCATATTTCTGCCCCACATATTCGGCTGAAGGAAGAGGAGGATAGATAATCTTGAAGGTGCGGTCCTTGTCGTCTCCCGAATTCTCATATTCGCTGCCCGACACCTCCACCGTCTCTTCATGGCCAACCCATCTGTAACCGCAGCTCAATGCTGGCATCACGTCTATCATCCGCGAAGCTTCATGTATAGGAGTAGTGAGGGCGATGGTCCTGAGCTCGCTTTCCGTAGGTTCACTCTTCCCTCCGAGGGTAAACTTCAGCTTGTTGAAGAAGAAGCTCACGCCCCTGATCACCACCTTGGCATAGGAAGGCAGGTTCTGCTTCTGCGACTGGGTGAGCAGCAGCTTCACCTTGAGTTCCTGGAGTGAATTCCTCAAGAGGAGGTCATACTGGCGGTAGAATTTCTCGAAGATGCCGTCATCACCGTTATACACCAGGGCATAATCGAATATCTTGCGGTAGAGGGATTCCTCTGAAGCATGAGATGGCGGACCGAAGCGGTTGTCATATTCATAGTGGATATCGTATGCCGTGACGGTTCCGCAAGGCATCCCGTCGGTCGATACATACGGGAAGGCAAGCATCACCGGGGTAGTCACCGCTTCCTCGCTGCTCTCCGAATTGTCCTCGGTGGCAACCTTCATCGATGAGTTGAGCGTGGCATAGCTGCCTATGTAGAGGAATCTGCCCATCTCCCGGCTGATGGTGTCATCATCCACCGACTGGCGATACTTCAGCGTTCTCGTCTCCGGTATCATCTCGGGTATCTCGATATCCTGGGTGTCGGTATCTTCCTCGCCGGTATCATAGCTCTGCGAGCCCTCGCCTATCTTCGACTTCACATGATAGTTGCCCGAATATCCGTCCTTGTAGAAACAGCCGTCCACCTTGTCGAAGTAGGCACCGGTGTTCTTCGCCAGCATATCCTTCAGGTCGTCGTAGCTGTCCTCGGCATCACTGTCTGCCTGGTGCTTCGCCCGAAGCACCACCCGCTTGTAGTCGGATGCCGTCTTATAGGATAAGGTTGGCTCCTCGGTCATCTGGCGGGTGAGATCTGCTGCAGGAGCACTCTCCACCGCATCCTTCAGGAAGATGATGCTCGCCTGGTGAGTTCCCTCATCGGAGATGAACTCGCAGAGGAACTTTTTCCGAAAAACAGAGAGGAAATCGGAGACGGAAACATCCGGCAGAAGGTCCTCGATGCGGATATGCCCGTTCACCATCACATCTATCACATTGTTCACCAGCACCATCTTGGTGAACGGCTCGGTCTGGGTGAAGAAGTTCTCCTGCAGGTCGTAGCCGAAATGCTTGAACACCCGCTTCAGTACATAGTTGGCACGGATGAACGGAGAGATGTAGTAGCCCCGTGTCAGGCTCACCGGAATCTCGTTTACATATTCCGTGCGGTTGAACTCGCCCTGAAACCGGTTCGACTTTCCGGCACACGTCACGAAATCGTAGGCATCAGGAGCCGCCACATACTCGTAGCCTCCTGTGTTCTTGAACCTCCAGTACTTGGCATCCGGCAGCTTCTGCCGGTTGCCCCATCCGTTCAGGATCTTGTAGTCGTAGCCGGTATCCTTGCCCGAGTCGTCGGTGAGCAGCACCGGGAAGATATCGTAGTTCTCGTTCTTTCCGCCGATGAGCGACCGGCAGAAACTGATGCACTCATCGAGGGTGCTGCACCCCGGTATCATCTCGTCCTTGAAGATGCTCTTCAGCTTCACGTTCTGTATCTTCGAGTAGAAGGATCCGTCGTTGATGTAGAAGGAGGAGGAGATGTTGCCCTTGTGCTGTGCCGAGAGCACAATCTGCCTGCACTGGGCAAAATATTCCCCATCCTCGATGCTCACGTTGGCAGCCACCATCTTCTCCCGCAGACCGAAGGTGTCGGGATATCCCAGTATCATGCGGTTGTAGTCGCTTGCCGGAATATCCAGCGGGGTCGTCGTCTCCCCGTAGTCGTTGAAGAACGGATTGGTCCGTTCCACCTCCAGCTTGGCACCTTCGCCAAGCTGGTAGGTTTTTCCCTTATCCAGATTCGTTATTTTCATAGATCATCATTTATTTTTTGGCAAATTTCCTCGCCTGGTTTCTCAGTTCCTGCTTGGCATCAAGCTCCGTGAGCGAGATATGGGAGTGGATTCCGTTGTCGCGAAGCTCCCTGAGCAGTGCCAGGAGCTCGTCATTACTGCGTCCGGACGTAGCAATTCCCGCGTCGCGATGTGGGAATTCCTGCGTCGCGACGTAGGAATCAGCCCCACTAAGACTTGGTACGGAGCGGGTACGGTGAGGGTACGGAGCAGGTTCTATGCTGCCTCCCAGTGCCCTGCCCTGCATGGCCATCAGATACTTGCCCATATCGAAGGTTCGTATCTGACCGGCTCGCTGGGCTGCATCCATCAGATGGATGAGCGGGGCGATGGTAGGGTTTTCCAGGGCTGCATTCGATGCCACCCACTCCTTGCTTCTGCCCTTGGGACCCTCGCCCACGATGACGGTAGGATGGTCGATATAGCCGCGCTTACCTGGTGAGTATTCGGCATTGAAGTGCTTGCCGTCCTGTTCCCGCTCCACGTCGATGCGTCCGCCGCTCTCCCTTCCGCTGGCTATGCGGCTGCCTGCTGAAGAGGTTCCGCTGGCTGATCCGTTGAGAGTCATGCGCTTCACCTTCTGGCGCTCGGCATTCGCCACCGCCAACTGGGCTGCACCCGTCACACCCATCAGGGCAGCTGCCACACTTCCGGCTATCGGACCCATCTCGCTGTATGCCTTCATGATGGAGGTGGCAGTATTCGAGATGATCTGAGCTGCCTGCATGGCGAAGTTCACGTCGGCATACTTCTTCTGTATCTTCAGCTTCTCGTTGGCCTTCTTCTTCTCCAGCTTCTCCTGAAGGGCGGTGTTACCCTCGGCTGCCTTGATTTCGGCATCATACTTGGCATCCACGTTCGCCATCTCGGCATTCTGCAGTGCACCCACGGCATTGCTGAAGAGCTCGGTGTAGTACTGCGCCTGCTTCATGAAGGATTCCTTCTTCAGCTGCTGCACCCTCTTCTCGTGTTCCTCCTGGGTGATATACTGGTTGTCGAGTGCCTGCTGAAGCTGCTCCAGCTGCTGGTCGTATTCGCTCTGCTTGTCGAAGCCGAGAGCCTGCCTAGCCTGCTTCTTCTTGTCGTCCTGCTGATCAAGATGCTCTTTATGCTTGGCGATGTATTCCTTTTCTATCTGCTTCTGGGCATCCTTGTATGCCTTCTCTACCTGCACGGTGTCCTCTCCGTTCTGCTTGGCGAGGTCGAGGGCTGCCTGGTAATATCCCTTCAGTATCTCCAGTTTCTGGTCGCATTGCTGCTCCAGGGTCAGTTCCTGCTGCGTATCCCCTTGCTCCATCACCTTTGCCAGGGCATCCTGATAAGCCTGCTCGGCTGCCACCTGCTGGTCGAAGTGTGCCTGCTCTGCCTTGCGCTGGTTGTCCTGCTGTTTTTCCTGGAGTGATTTCTTCTTCTCGGCATCCTTGATGCCAATGTTCTTCGACTGCTCGCTGTAGGAGGTCTCGATGGCGAGGATGTTGGCAGTATGCTGAGTCTTCAGCGCCTGCATGGCGAGGTCGTACTTCTCCTGGGTGGTCTGCTTCTGGGCGAGAGCCATATTCCAGTTGTTCACGTCCTGCTGGTAATCCTGGTTGGCAGCATCGATATCAGCCTGGCGGTTTTCAGAAAACTTCTTCGCTGCGATATCGTCAGGGTTCGGGGCTGATGATGTTCCGGTGGTATGACCGCCGCCCGTTTTTCCACCGCCCTTGCCGCCGATGTTGCTGTCTGGAACTTCCGGATCCGTAGCCTCCTTCACAGTCTGGTGCATGATATCTTTGCCGAAGGCATCCCTTATGGCTCCAATCTGCTTGTCGAGCTGATTGATGCCATCAGTAAGCGATTCTACTTCTGACTTGAAATGAGAGACGGCATCCACCTGCGTATTGCCGGTAGCTCCCCATGAGGTGGTATATTGGAAGCCGCGGGCATTATTGGCATCTGCCAGACGGCTCTTCGCCTTGCTGAGCTTAATGGTGAGACCTGCACGCTGCTCGGCAAGTCCCTGGATCTGTTTCTTGGCGCCCTGCACCTCGTAGAGCCTTACCAGATTGTTGATGTAAGCCTTCAGGGCCTTGTCTGATGCCTTGAACTTCTTGGTGGTCTGGTCGATGGTGGCATTGTAATGAGGAACTATCTTGTTAAGTGCCTCCACGGCCTTGCGTCTCTCGTCCATGGAGAGTTTCTCGTCCTTGGCTGCCTTGATCAGGTTCTCCAGCTTCAGCTTCTCCTCTACTACCTGCCTCTGGGCTTCTGCCTTGATGGCGTTGAGTGCCTTCTGCGACTGAGCTGCCGCATCGGCTGCCTTCTTCATCTCCCATAGTTTCATGGCGAGGAGTACCACTCCCGTAGCAATCAGTCCGAAGACGCTTGCCTTCATCGTTGCGTTCATGGCGGTCCAGGCATTCTTGGCAAGCGTCACCCTGCCCGTGAGCAGGTAGAAGCCTGCCTGCAGCAGCTTCAGGAGTCCGGTTCCGGTAGCGCATATCACGTTCCATGCCTGCTGGGCTGCGGCAGCACCCTTGGTCACGATGATGTTCGATTTGATGGCGTTGCTGGTGGCTATCGCTACAACCGTGAAGGCTGCAAGCAGGATGCCCAGCGTCTTCACCACGCCCTGATGCTTCACACACCAGGAAATGAGACTGATGGTATGCAGCTGCATGTCTGCATAGGCATCATCCCATTGTTCCTTGAGGGGAAGGATTTCGTCTCCCAGAGCCTTCTGGGCATTCTGCAGTTCTACTGTTTTCTGTGCTGCCCTGTCGGCTGCACTGATATAGGTCTCTCCTGCCTCGGCAAGCTGGGTATCCACTATCTCTGCCACAGCCTTCATGAAGTCGCCCGTCTCCTTGGTCTTCTCTGAGATTTCTGCTGCAGAGATGCCCAGGTTATCGAGAATCAATGGAGACTTGCGACCAAGACCGGTCACGATACTGTCGGTCATATATTCAACCGACTGGCCCGTCTGCTGAGCCTTCAGCTGGGCGAACTCCAGATACTTGCCCAGGTCTTCCAGCGGAATGCGGAAGTCATTAGCCTGTACGGCAGCCGTCATCAGCTGTACATCATTTACGGTACCCTTGGTTGCCTTGCGGAGGTTGTCAAGCAACCCTTCCTGGTTCAAGCCATTGAATGCCTTGGTCACACCGTCGGCCTGCTCTGCCATCTCGAGACCGCCATTGATGAGTTCTGCGATGGAATCCTTGAATTCCCTCGCTTTTTCTCCAAAGAGCTCTGCGCCTTTGGCCAGCAGATTGCCCAGAAGCACACCATTCACGGTATCATCAGATGCAAGTTCTCCGAGACTCCTGGCATTCTGCTTCAGTTCGGAGATACGGGAATTCACGTCCATCAGGCGCTGTTCCAGCACGCCATAAGCCTCCGGATTGAGCGACTTCACGGTGTTGTCCATCTCCTTCTGCAGGCTTTTCTGCTGTTTTTTCAGCTGCACCATACTCATATCCAGGATATTGATCTGGCTGGTCTGCTCGCTTATCCTGGATGTAAGGGAGCGGATCTCCTTGCTGGTTTCGGAGTACTGCTTCTTCAGGTTCCTGTAGGCTTCCGACTCTTTTCTTCCGGCTGCCTCCAGGCTGATCATCTGGCTGAGTCGTGCCTTATTCTCTGAGCGCAGCTTCTTGCTCTGCTGCTCCAGGGTGTAGATGGCTTTCTGCGCATCGGCAGTCTTCACATCTACGGTATATCGGATTTCGTCTTCCGTTAAATGTTTGTTGGCCATAACTTATGATTTTTGTGGGTTAAGTGATTTTTCCAGTTCCTGACGGATGCTGTTCCGTACTTCATCGTTGAAGCCATAGCTGAGCTTAGGGAACGTTTCGTGATACAATACGCCCCAGACTACGCGGTTATAGAGTGCCAGGTTCCTGCGCTTGAACTTGCTGATGCGGTCGTTGCGCTGGCGGTACTGCATATCCAGGAAACGAAGATAAGGAAGGATCCGCACGAAGATGGTGCGGTTCTCGCCCGATATCTGGCTATCAAACGAGTGTGCGGAAAGCGTGGTGAGCAATCTGCCGGTACGGCGCTTATAATGATTGCGTACCACGTTCTCCTGTGTGGAGTATATCTTCAGGATGCCTTCCTGAAGAGTCTCGTGAACGAATTTCTTTTTAACAAGACTGTCTGTTACCATATTCTTTGTACATTACTAATTAGCAATGCAAATATAGTAACAGACAGACAAAGGGCAAAGGACTGCCACCTATCTCTTGAGGATGCAGATCCGATATAGAGGATACCCTATCAAGGGTGTAAGAATGGTGCAGAACAGAAGGTAGAGTACCCAGTAGGCGGGAACCCTACTCTTAACCAGGAAAGGCATCAGTACTACCGCTATAATGGCGGAATAGCCTTGAATATATGTTATCAGTCCCATAATCTCGATATTTTAATGCGTTAATAATTCTCCGGGTGCAAAGATACACCGCTTTTTCTGAAAAACCAAATTTATGACTAAGAAAAAAGATGGCTACCCTCACGGGCAACCACCTTCGGCAAAATTTCACAATTTATTACTAAAGCTTGTTTTATATAATAAAATAACCAAAAAAAAATCTTATTTCTTGCGATACTCCTGGAATGCCTCGTAATCCTCCTTGCTGATCTCTAGGCAGCAGCAGATGTGGGCGTTCTTGAAATCGAGATCCTCCGCATATTTGGAATCCTCGAAAAATGCATGCGAATGATGAAGAGCGTCCACCAGCGGGAACTTGTCTCCATCCGTCTCTACCACGAAGTCCTTCTTGCAAAGTATATCGCCATTCTTGCGAGGAATAGAAGCCTCTGCATAGAAGTACTTGCGTGGCTTCTCCCCGGTGAGCAGCTCCGTGAGCTTCTCGTGCATCTCCTTCAGCTGGTCATCGGTAATGCCCGAGATATACATGCCGTTCATGCTGAGCATGTAGTGGCGCTTTGCCTCGCCATAGTCGTTCACCTCGCACTCATCAAAAATAGGATGCATTCTCTCCTCTTCCAATTCAGCAGCCTTCTTGGCTGCATCTGTGTTCTGATCGTTCATAATTTACTAGTTTAATTATTGTTGTTACTGATTGTCTTGCTCTCTCAACTTGAAAGCGCCAATCATCATCTTCTGAAACTCCTTGTCGTTCTCCAAGACTCCGCACATCATCTTAGCGAGCACTTCATCGTCACCGCAGCAACCCGATATCAGTCCGCCGTCGCAGCCTTTGTCCTGGCTATCGCACGTGGCTATCAGCAGGAAACCTCTTTTGTCGTCCTGACCGCCCCATTCTTTCAGCAGCTTGTAAACTTTCTGAATGAATTCCAGCGGCTTGATATCATCTGGAATTACAGCGTTTACTCCACTGCCAACTTTCGTTGCGATTGTAACTTTCTTATCATTCTTCATCACTCACTCCTCCATCTTTAGGCTTTGGACGGCTCCATCCTTCTGGATACATCTGCTGGGAGTCTTCGGCAAGATTTGCCCCCCCAGAATTGCGGTAAGCCTCGAAAATCTTGTGGCGCTGGTTCTGAAGCTCCAGGTTCTTCAGAGCATGCTCGCTTTTCAGTTTAGCATACTTCTCATTGAATTCCTTGTTCGCCCGGGTGAGGGTTTCGCGGATGTTGCACTCAGTCTGCTCAAACATCTCCTGTTGCCGGTTGACATGTATCTTGTATTCCAGCTTTTCCTTCTGAAGCTTACGGCTAGAGACCGAACAGAAGGTCTTCTGATCGTCAAGGTCCTGCTGAAGTTCTGCGCGCTTATACTCATACTCCTCACGCTCCTTGTTGATGGCTTCGGTGTTCTCTACTAACTGACGATGAAACTCGTCGATGGTCATTACCTCGGCTGCTGCCTGGGTATTGATATTCTTCTCCTGATTCATAATTTATTAAATGTTTTATGCGTTAATAATTCTCTGCGTGCAAAGGTACGGATTTTCTGCCTTTGCGCAAAGGACAAACATATGAGTGATGTCTGGCTATTTCCCCTCTTCCTCTACCGGGCGCCAATATACTGCGAAGGTGTTGCACTCATCGAAGCAATCTGCATCGCTATCCTCTGTCAAGATAAAGGGATAGCCACCTTCATAGCGTATGCCGTCGGCACGCATTACGCTCTCGCGGCATACGTCGGGTGTGCGGGGGTCGTGGAATCTCACCTTGGCTCCCTTCTTGAAGCCGTCTGCCACCTTCAGGAACTCTCTCGACTTGTAGATATACATCCTGCTGCCGAATACCCAGTACTGAAGCAGCCCGCTATGCGTCATTTGGCATACCATCTTGCTCAGTTCAAGGCCATCCTTCCAGGAGATGGATTCGTCATCGGAACAGCTGACCGATGTAACCGTGGCATCGGGATAGATCACCTTGTATTCTTCCAGACGATCCTCAACTGTTGCTGGCAATTTCTTATTCTCCATACTACATCACCTCCCCTCCGAAAAGATAACCACCAGCAATCATCACTACCGCGAAGCAGGCTATGCCCACCATGGTCAATGCCACCTCGCCATACGTCACCTTCTCCTCGCAGAGACAGCTGAAGGTCTCGCTCCTGGTAGCCATGAGACGCTTAGCCTCACGCTTGATTGCACACTTGAGGGATTTCATTCCCTCGTTCACATTCACGTGGATGCCGGCAGGCTTGGCCTGCATCGCATCATTTAATAAAATAGAATTCTGCATATTGCATCATCTATTAAGCATTAGCAGCCAACTTGATTTCGTGAGAAAAGGGTGGCGGCTGCATTCCCCGTTGCTTAAAAGATGATGACTTATCCGAGAGGACTAATCAAAAATCTACGGTTCATGCAGCCGCCATATTGGTACACCTTTTTCCCGTTGCCGGGAAAATGATACTCTTGGGCATAAAAAAAGCCTGCGGCTGAGAAGCCATAGGCGAAACGGTCGCCCTGCCGGATAGTTTACTATCATCTTTTAAGCGTTGGCAAAGATAAGAAGAAAATCCGGAACCGCCAAATAAAAATGGGGAAATTTTCTCACGATGCGAAAAATTAACACTAAAAGATGCTGTAGAGCATAAAATCGGGGTAATTCGGGGAATTATTCGGAATCAATCGGAACCATTCGGAACCAATCGGAACGAAAAAGCCCCCGATGCATCTCGCACCAGGGGCTTCTAAAGCGATCTTTTAATTTTTAATGTGTGAATAGATAACCCTATGCTAACTGCAAAGAGCTAATGCGTTGTCCAATCTCCTGGACGGCACGATTGAAAATATCTTTCTGCTCGGAATTGAGCGTATAAGCATGACCACGAACCTCTGAGCCATTGAGACGCTGAGAGAGCCATGCAGCGCTTTTACCGAAGTATTTCTGTGCGATGTATCTTAGTGGAAGCAATTTATAATCTGCCTCTGCAAGCTGCTCACGCAAAGTGGCAACCTCCAGCTTCAGGTTTGCTACTCTATCAACAACCACCTCACTAATATATTTCTTATCCTCCTCCGTAGCATTTGCGCTGAGATAGCGATGAATCTCGTCTCTGCGCTCTTTGCTCTTGACATCCTGCTTGCTAGCCAATGCCATGTACTCTGCCATTAATTCTTTAATATGCTCCATATTCTTATATTTATATTGTTTAAAGAACCTCCCCCCTAGGGGAGGACTTTTTAGTTTTTTCTTTGCCTGTAGAGCTTAGAAAGGTCTGCGAGTCTCAAATCAATCTGTCTCTCGTAATCGAAGACCAAGTCTTTCAGTTCGAGAAGGGCCTTGATTTCGTCTTCCTTTCTTTTAATTTCTTGCTCTAACTCTTTTTGTGTCATACGCTTAAAATTAAATTGCTAAACATCTAGTTATCTATTCACGATGCAAAGATACATAAAATTCCTTTAATGACCAAATAAAACATAAACTTTCTTTTATGTTTAACTCATTTTTAATGTCTTGATACGGGAAATAAGCGGAAAAAGCGTATCTTTGCAGGAAAGAAATGTTTCACCTATTAATATATATAAGGTATGGAAAAGATAATAAGTAACAAAGCAGCCTCCTTTGCCAGCATGGAGCTTGCCGGATTTGCGCTGGAACGGGCAGATCTGAGAGCGAGCAGCATCCTGGAGCAGTATCGCAAGTCAACAGACCGCAACTATACGCTGGCAGGTTTCATCATGACGGTATTCATGGCACTCACCGCTTTCCTCGCCACGGAAAAGATGACCCTGATGCTGATGGCCATCACACTCCCTTTATGGATAGGAACCGGAGCGGCACTACTCATCCTGTTCTGTAAAGTGATGTGGGTACACGACTTCATGGCATCGGGCGATGATGCCGCCATGATGCTGAGGGATGATCTGGTAGATGTGGCCATGAATAAGGGATTGCAGGATGAAGGAAAGGCAAACGATGAGTACCTGCACCATCTCGTGATATCATCCATCAGGCGCACCCTTAACGCCACGGAGCATAACCGCGCCTGCCTTAACAGAAGAAACCGCCACGTAAAACGAGCGATGACCGCAATCATTGCCTCGGTAATAGTGAGTGCAACGACTACGGTCATCCTGCTGGCCTTATCTTCTCTTGGGATTATTCCCGTGACTTGATGTATCCGGATAACTGTTCGGATCTTCTGGCCAACCATCCTCATTGTAGTTTGGTTTCATAATCAATAAAAAAGGGCCCGTGCATCCGGAGAGCAGTCCTTCAGCACGAGCCACACAGCTGTATTTCTTTTCACTTGTTATGTACAAACTCTGCTCAATCTGCACACAACCCTAGTTCAATGTCATCATTACGCCTGCAAAGATAGTACTTTTCTTTGAAACCATCAAACATTTTACTGATTATTTTCAGAAAATAGCAAGAAAAGCCCCGATGCGCTGCTGCACCGGGGCTGAGTTGAGTTATTGAACATGTTAGCTATGCTAACTGCAATGCGCTGATGCGATTGCTTATTTCCTTGACTGCCTGGTTAAAGATGCCTTTCTGCTCCTGGCTGAGCGTATAGACCTTTCCACGTACCTGGTATCCGTTGAGACGCTGCAGAAGCCATGATGCGCTCTTGTTGAAATAGTTCTTGGCAATATAGGAGATAGGGAGCAGCTTGTAGTCCTCTTCATCTATCTGGCTGCGGAGAGCTTTCACTTCGCTCTCCAGGCGAGCCGTGTTCTCCTCCATGAATGGTTTTGCCACCTCGGCCACAGCATCCTTGTCCATAGTTTCCAACTTAGCGATGATTTCGTTTTTTCGCTCTTCGCTCCTTGCATCGGTGTTACCGGCAAGAGACTTGTATTCTTCCAATAAGATTCTGATATCTTCCATAACTATATATGTATTTTATTGTCCCCTCCCGGAGGAGGGAAAGTTAAACTTTACTTTCTTTTCTTCATCAGTCTTGAAAGGTCGTACAAGAGATAATCAAGTCTCTTTTCGATTTCCTTCTGCGAAAGACCGGTGAATTTTGCGATTCGGAGAAAGTCTTCGATTTGCCTCTTCTTTCTCTCGATTTCATTTTCTAAATCATCTTGCATAGCTTGAAAATTTAATTGATTAAACATGTTCCTTAACTCGACTGCAAAGATACATAATAATTTTGATATGTGCAAATATTCCATAATAAAATTATTATGTTTAACTATGTTTAAGCTTTCCATCTATGAAAAGGTAGAAAATAAGCGGGAAAAAGCCCCGATGCTTCACGCACCAGGGCTAATCTGTATACCTTTTTATTTGTTTGAAATCCCGTTCCCATTCCGTACAGAACGGACCCGATAGGAAACGGGTGGAGCGAATTATTAACACACGCCTGTGAAACATTCTAACCATTAGTAAAAAAGAAATCTACACGTATTTAACGTATGAGTTGAAAACGCATTTTTATTCCCTAACTAATTCAATTATTTAAACTATCATCTATTTGGCAAAAATAAGCAATTTGGGATAGGAGAGCCTGGTATGCGGATTCTGGCTCACCACCTCCATGCGCACAGCCTTGGTTCCGTATCTGAAGAAGAGGAACTTCTTCGGCACCCTGTGGATGATCATCTGCAGGGTATCCCTGATCTCTATATGGGCATGGAGGCTGTCGGCCTCCATAGTCCCCCGCAGACTCACCCATGGATCACTCCAGGATATCCTCTGCGGGGGCATATAAAGAAGCATATCAGAAAGTTGCGCTGTGGTATCTGTAGAGCCGGATGTAACGGCGGCATGAATATCGACCGAGGACGAAGAGGAGGTCCTGGCTGCTGCCACCATCCGGCTGTTCTTGATCTTCAGTTCCTTCTTGGTAACGGCAAGGAGAGAATCGGGGTTACGCTTTAGGCTGGACGGCTCCAGCAATATGGCTGAAACTGATGCCATCGGCTTACCTGACTGCGTCTGCCCGATCTCCACCTCACCGTTATGAAGTAGTAAATCCTGATTTCTGCTGGTGCGCTCGCTATACTTCTTGTAGTTATGGCATTCCCGCAGCGACATCACTGCCGCCAGAGGAACAAGCGCCAGCACGACAACCTTAAGAAAACTCGAAAAACTAGTTTCTTGCATCTTCACAACTAAATAAACACTAAACAAAAAAACTACTGACTATTAACTAATAAACCTATAACACTATCTTATCTGCATTTTGACTTCACCGTCTTGATGATCGAGGTGATAATGTTGAGGTATGCCGGATCAGTGGCATACTTGCACCCCACCCCGTCGCATATCTTGCGGGCAAACTGGTAGGCATCCTTGCGGAATGGCCATGCATCCTTGTAGCCCGGCTTCTGGAAAAGCCGCTCATGTTCCTTCAGACACTCGCCTATAGAGGAGAAATCCTTGAAGGCTCGCTCCACCGTGTAATACCAGAGGTTCTTGCCCTTCACCTTGCATACGGAGATGACGCGGTCGGGAGCCTTGAACTTCTGGTTGGGAGTATTGAGATACTCGTGGGTCTTCACCATCACGACAGGACCATCCCACTGGCTTCCCTTGGTGATGCCGAAGAGGTTGGCCTGACCAATCACCTTGGAACCCCATCCCGTCTCAAGCATTGCCTGGGCGGTGACGAATGCAGGATCTATTTCCGTTTTTGCCTCCACGGCTGCAGCATATACCTGCCGGGCGAAGGCCATCTGAGTTTTGTTTGGCATACCTTATATATATTAATCATTTAACGAATCAAACTTCTTCCTGGGCATCCTTGTCAGAGAACCTGATAGGCTTGCCGCTGATATATTCTCCGCTGTCGCTGAAATCCTTCATACGCTTCACGAAGTTCTTGGGCAGTATGGGATATATCGCCTGGATGTTCTCTATGATGGAGAATATCTCCCTCACCATCATGAACACGCAGAGATAAGTACCAATCCACTGCATCGGACCCACCACGGTGCCACCGACGGTGGCATGGCTGGCAAAATTGCTGAGAATCATCAGGAAGATATATATCACAATCTTGCGGGTGAACCGGGAGAAGAACGATTCGCTCGATGCATCCTTGTGAATGAAATGCTTCCACACACCCAATATGGTATCGATGGTGATTGCCACCGCTATCCACTTGGCAAACTCCCAGTCCTGATAAACATACTGGAACCCCTCCTTCACTATCGTGATCGGGAGTGATGTGATTGCTATCATCGGTATATTATGTTTTAACTGTTTCATATCGAAGGTCTTTTTGTTGTAAGACGTTGCAAAGATACGCTTTTTCCTGCAGGTGGCAAAGGACTATCCTTTCATCATCTTCCGGCTCATGCGGTGGGTGTCCAGGATATCCGCTCCGGTGGCTGAGAGCATCAGCGTCCACCCGTAGCTCTGCAGCTCGGCAGAGACAAAAGGAATGATCTCGCAGTTGGCCACGCTGTCGCGGTCCATCCAGTAGAGTTCCTCCCGCTCGGCATCTGCCATGATGCGTGCGTGAATCTTGGAGAGCATCTGGAGGGTGCGGTCGTTGGCTATGATGCGCTCGAGCATATCCGATGTATTGGGCAGCTTCATCGCCACCGTCACCGCTATGCGCTGGGTACACTCGAAGCTTCTGCGGCCGTCGCTCTGCATATCCACCTCGCCGTAATCCACGAAGAGGAAGGAGCCGGTGAGCTTGTCGATGCGCTGCTTCAGCTCGTCAAACGACTGGCCATATACGTAGTTCTCTATCTCGGGAACCAGTTCCTTCTCCTTTTCCTGCATATTGCCCAGCATGCTGAGCACGGTGGCGTATTCTTCCATACTGCTCTCGCCCTTGGTGGCGATACCCCTGGTAACACCTGCAGAAGCAGGAAACTTGGCAAAATATGTAAATAGATCCAATAACATAAGCTTATAATTTTGTCGCAGGAATGCGGTTTCCTGCCTGGTTATACTATCTTGTTGATGATATCGATGGGCAGTCCCACCTCGGTGGCTATCTTTGCCACCTCCATGCCGGATGCCTTCAGGCTCTTCACTCCGTCGATGGTCTTCTTGCGCAGGATGCGCAGGTAGGTGAGCACATTCATCTGCTCTACCTGTCGGGCATTGCCCAGCCCGTCCTTCGAAAGGTCGTAGAGCGCATCGGTGGCATCGGTTGTGATGCTGCAGCTGCCCGGCTGCACCGCAAACTGGGTGAGCAGCGAGAATTCCGTCTTCGAGAAGAGGAAGTTGTTTACTGCAGTAAAGTTCAAGGCTATCGCCATGAGCGTATTGGCAGGCAGCTTCCTGAACTGCTGTGCCAGCTTCTGTGCCTTCTCTGAGGAATATTCTCCCTTGCCGGAATAAAGCACGGCTGCCAGCAGCGGCAGACTCGCCTCGCCCATATCGAGAAGCTGGCGCGCCTCGATATACTGCAGGGCTGTGAGCGAGCAGGTGAGCGACTGGAAGTCGGTGTTGATCTCGTAGCCGTAATACGCCTTCTGGTCGATGAAGATGATAGGCAGCTGCTGGCGGCAGAAGCAGAGATCGAGTACTATCTTACCGTCAGCCTCCTTGAAGATGAAGGTAAGCTGGTCGGCTATCGCCATGAAGTTCTCGAGAGCCTTCTCGTCTCTTTTAATCTTTCCCAGATCCCACTTCATCAGGTAGCAGAGGAACAGGCACTTGATGGCACCTGGGGGATACAGCCCACTCTCCATGAGCGGAAGCAGCTCAACAAGCTTCAGGAACTGCTCAGAAGTGAGTAGTTCCCATGAGTTCGGGATTTCGTATTCCTTCCCGTTGGCTCTTACGGATATCGATTTTTTCATAAGCTATGGCATTAAGTACATATTATCATCCGGCCGGTTCTCTGCCGAGAAGGAGAGAAAATCATTGCCTTCCTGGGCATCGAACAGCATATCCACATTGTGGAGCAGGTCTTCTGCCTCGCCTTCCAGCTGGGTAGCCAGCAGGAGAGCCCGGCTTGCTTCATCGCTGCCCGAACGGGTGGCGGTATTGTCTTCGAAGAGGTTGCGGATGGTGGCGGGGAATTCCAGGATATCGAAGCGCCGGAGTGACTTTGCTACGGTCTTCTTCACCAGGGCACGCTTCAGCATAGGCAGCGCCTTCTGTCCGAACTCGGCAAAGGTCTGGTCTTCCCCACCCTTCTCCAGCCGCTCGAAATAGGCGCCTATGCTCTCGTCGAGCACCTCCTTCTGCAGGGGTACGCAGCGGAAAAAGAAGAGATACGAGAGGTCGATAGGGTAAATTTCATCGAATTCATCGGCTGTATCTACCTTCAGCTGGCTGAGCATCCTGTAGTAGTTGGTCCTGCGCCAGTCTTCCATGGCTAGGCGGATTTCGGCGGTTTCATCGTCGCTGATATCCCCGGTAAGCTCCGAAATCAGCGAATCCATCGCATTGAAGTAATTCTCCATGTACGAGCGCTTCATGCCTTCAAGCTCGTACTTGTAGAGATTCACATCGTTCTTCCTGCGGTTTACGGCATCGAAGATGATCTGCGTGGCAAGCGTAAGGTTTGCCATGGCTGCACGGAGGAAGTCCTTCAGGCAGCTGTCTTCATCGCCGATGGCAACAATATCGAAGAACGTATTGCTGCCAATAATGGCAACAATACGCTTGCGTGCGGCAACGGCAGAACCCCGAAGGCTGTCGAAGTCGGCGCTGGTATCAGCACCTGGCGCACTGTTGCAGAACTGTGCGTAGCTGCTGAAGAGGTCTTTGAGTTGAAATTTCTTGTTCATGACTGCTGGCGGTTTAATCGGTCATCCGGAGAGATATCTTCCTGTCGCTGCGGAACCTCGCGGTAGAAGCCCAGACGGCAACCCTGCCTGTAGAGTTCCGGGAAGTTCAGGCGCAGCGCCCAGTTGAGCGGTTCTGCACAGACCTCATCCTCGGAGGTGAGCGACATGATGTAGATGAGATAATTATAATAGGTATCGCTTCCGCTCTTCGAGATCACTCCATCCTTATCTACTGCAGATATGGCTGAATCGAGACCCACGGAGGAGAGAAGAGCCTGGTCGGTGCGCTTGTCGTAGGAGATGAGCGCATCAATGTACTCCTTGTACTTGAGGTCGATGGTCTCCACCTTCCACGACTGCTCGTGACCCTGGGCATCCATGAAGGAGATGGAGGAGAATCCCTTGCCCTGATTGTCGGCGCCGGAGAGATAGGTGCTGAACTTGCGCACCTCGTCGCGGACGTAGCGTACCATGCACGACTCCTTGAAGTCTGTACCGATATCGATGCCGTTGTACTTCAGCAGCTCCAAACCCTTCGCCTTGCGCCGCTTGTTCTCCTCGCAGAGCTTGGTCATCTGGGTGCGCTTGCTCTGGATCCAGGCATTCGGAATGATGACGTGCACCTTTGCAGCAAGCGAGTTTTTCAGAAAACTGTTGATGTAGCGTGCCGTCTTGTTGCTGCCCAGGATGGAAGGTCTGGCTCCCTGATGGGTCTCGTTGGATCCGTAGTATTCGTCCACCGATTTCTCCCGGTGATGGGAGATTGCAGCGTAATTGTAGTTGTCCACCTCGCTGAAGCTGAACTTCGGATAAACCGAGTAACTTGACAAGCCATAGGCGAATCGCCCTACCACTACCTGGCGGAAATCGCTGTAGGAAACCAGCTCGGAAGCTACATCGTGGCGGGTGGTGGCTAGGCGGCAGTAGCGGTTCTCCATGGCTTCCAGTGCTGCCACCGGCTTGCCCACGCCTATCATCTTGCCTCGGGTGAAGCGCCACTTCACGAAGAAGTCGCCGAAGTAATAGTAGTTCTTGATGCAGGTCTTGCAGAACTCCTCTACCGACGGGATGCCTCGGGAACTCCAGGAGTCGAGCCACTCCATCACTTCCGGCTGCTCCTCGTACTTGCGTACCAGCTTGCCGTCCTCGATAGCCTGCTTATATACTGCAAGCCCATGGCCATAGAGCATCTTGATCTCCTTGGAGTAGAGACGTGGAAGCAGTCGGTTCTCCTTGATCTCCTTGGTTATTTCCTCACACTGCTGGTTGTTGTAGCCGCGCATCAATACCTGATAGCCCTGTATGCCCAGATAGTGGTGCTGCTGCATCCAGAGCGTACCACCGAACGGAGACTCCAGGAGTGGTGACTGGAAGAGCTGCTCTGCACCCAAGGCAGGATCACCCTCGCCCAGCTGGAAGGTGAAGGTATTGCCATCGGCAAGATAGATGCCGGCATTGCCATACATATCTATTTCGTAATCGTTCATAGCCAATCTATTTTGTGTAATTTAAATCCGTCCTGAGGGAACCCCATGTACCTGATGAGAATGCGGTAGCACATCTTGGGATTCCCGTCCTCGTCGGTATAGAGGAAGTAGTTCTCACCATCGATGGCGAAGCGCTCCCTTGGCAACTGGGTGCGGTACTTGCAGTGATGGCGCACCTGAAGCTCGGTGCTTGCCTCGTCTCTCTGCCTGGAATAGGGAAAGAAGACCAGGGTAAACTCCCCATCGGGCAGCTTACTGATCTCTCTGGCCCACTGCAGCGCCGTGATGCCATCCATGATGATGTTCTTGCTCTTTCTGTTCATAACGATGCGAAGTTAGCAAAAAAATATCGCCCTGCAAAAGACCGGCTGCACCCTGATGCCGTCATATTTCCGAGAATCGTAAGGGCTGCACCTCTCTTCCCCTTCCCAGCGGTGCGTGCACAATTCCGTGACACGTTTTTCCGGGATTTTTCTCTGGCGGGGCTGCTTGGGCTGATTATCAGAACCTTGCGTTTTGCACCCCTTCATTTCCTCTGAATTATTGGTTTCTGCAGTAATTTTATTGCCGCAGAAATGGGATATTATCCACCGTTTATATCTCGAAATTGTCGGGTAAATCGGTAGGATACGTACTTAATTCCGCCTTCACGGCATCGGAATAGAGACCGTAGAGCAGGTAAATCATGGCTGAAGGAAGCTGCGTGGTGAGTCCTGCCTGGTTCTTGAGCTGCTGCTTCTTCTCCGAACTCTTGTCGAGCTCTATCTTGCCCTCCGTCTTCTTCAGAGGAGAGATCATGATGGCGCTGCACAGGTTCTTGCACTCGTTCTCGTCGATGCGGACAATAGGAAGCAGCGGGCTCCGCTCCCCGAAGAGCATCTGGCAGAGCTTGAACTGCTGCCAGTGGTAAATAGTAGGCGCATCCTCGTTGTAGAGCACCACCATGAAGCCATACGACTCCAGGGATGCCTTCAGATTGAGCGAGTCGGTGGTTATCTGTTCCCGTTCCTCCTTGCGCTTGTTGCCGGCACGGTCCGGGTAGAGATAGATGGTCTTGTTGACTGCTGCGGATCCGAAGAACTGGTGCACCTCTGCCACCAGGTCGTTGTAGTCCTTGGGCAGGAAGGCGAAGAACTCCTTGATGATGTCGAGTCGCCTGCCGTAATCCTTCTTCTGGGCTACGATGAGCGACTGGAAGTTTCCAGGGTCATAGCCCATGTAGAGCGGTTCCTGAGGGTCGTAGTGAAGCAGATACTCGGCGGAAAGGATAAATCTATCCTTCAGGTTCAGGCGAAGAATCGACTCATACTTGTAACTGTCCTTGAACTGATGCCTTACGTGGTCGTAGTTGATGAAGAACTTGTTGGTTACTTCCTTGTGGCGGATGGCACAGATGGCGGTGAGGAACTCGTCGATATCAAGGGTATCGAGCTGCGTCTTGAAGAACTTAGGGCCTAGGATATCCTTGTTGCAGAAGGAGGATGCACGGATGTAGAAGATGGCGTTGCGCCTCATGTCGGCAAGGCGCGGCTTCCACCGCTCCACGAAGGAATTGAGTCTGACCGTCTCGAGTCGCATCTTCTCCAGGAGTACCGGATCCTTGGAGTCTCGCTCCTGCTGTCTGAGGATGAAAAGCCGGTAGAGACTCTTGTTGAGTTCCAGGGAAACGGTAGCGATTTCCTCGATAAGCTTCGGGTTCACCTTCTTCTCGTACTCCTCGAACCAATCGTCCTCTCCAAGGTCAACACGGGCAGTATCACTCACGCCGGTAACACCTTCATAGTAAGCAGAACACCGCACATTGGCTGGACCTCCACGCAAAGATGGGAAGAGTCGGGTCTTCAGCTTCTCTCCGCTGTTGTGCTTCATCTCCTCCACGAAGGCGTGCACGGCATTTCTACCTGCCACGGATTCCGGCTGGTCGCTTGATACCAGCTGAAGGTGGGCGCCATTGCGGAAGATCACACTATGCTTGGCATAGGCTATCGGGTATCTCGGCTTACGGAAGTGGGAAGGCAGCGTGCTCTCCCCTACCACGTAATCGATGCCATACTCGAGCATGGGGCGCTGCTGGCCGTTCACCACAACCTGGCGGGAGAAGTATGCCTGGATGTTAGGCCAGACGTTGGTCATCAGCGCCACGTAGGTCTTGTGAACCAGGAAAGAAAGCTCTCCCGGCATATCATTGGCAACACGTATCAGGCGAGGACCCGTCACACCTTCAGTCTTTCCTCCGGCACGGGCAACCTCTGCAAAAAGCATGTTGGGGTCGATGATATTGGCAAGCAGCTGCATGCCGTTCATATAATAATGCTCGAATTCACCGAGCGAATTGTCATTCAATATCAGTTGGCTCATCGCTTAAATCCTCCACAATTTCCGCTTCCTGAATGTCAGCATCACGAAGCAGACGTTTCTTCTCTGAGCTCTCGATAGGCAAACCATCGATGAGCGAAATATAGAAGCCGCGGTTGTGCTTGGCGGCAATCTCCTTGAGACTCTTTTTCTGAAAACCCAACTCCTCAGGAGTGATCTCCGGAGTGATGAGGAACACCACACCGAGGTCTCTGTCGGCTTCTGCCTGCTCTGATGCACGGCGGCGACACTCCAGTGCCTGGTCCATACAGGCCTTCTGCATCTTGTAGTCTCGCTTGGCAGAGCAGAGCTTGGCAAGGTCTTCATACTTGTTGGCGAAATCGTTCTCCCATACCTTGATGCTTACATTGCAATCTACATTGAAGTAGGATATCGCCTGGTTGATGCGGGTCATGCAGGTACGCACATCGAGGGAGATCTTCTGCTGTGCGGCTATGCGCTGCTTGAGCTGGCGGGCGCCACGGGTAATGTTGCGCTCATACTCGTAAATCTCGGCAGCCCATTGCAGCTGCTTCAGAAAGATCTGCACATCCTCTGGAATGCCTTTGCCCTCACCTGTTGTCAGGAAGGTGGTAATGAGGTCCGGGTGAACGCTCTCCAGTTTTTCTATCTCGCTTTTCATACGCCGAACAGCTCCCTCCTCAGCTTCAGTTCTTCACGGTCCTGCATTCGCTCGTTCAGTAGCTTGATAGCGTCGAGATCTCCATTGGCTGCCTGCTCAGCTATCTTCTCATCTGCCTTGAGCTGAGCCTGCTCAAGCACTCCTCCGTTTTTGACCATCTGAACGCAGGTTTCTGCTATCTTTCGTAATTCCGTCTTATCCATCTTTTCCGTCTGATTTATCTGATTTGTCACTATACTGCTCCATCACCATCTTGAACATGCGTTCACGCTCCTGATGACGCTGGAGGTTCTCGCGGTCGCTGGCACGTTTTTCCTTGCGATCATCTCTTTTAATGTAGCTCTTGTAGCGCTTGATATTATCGAGCACGTTCTTGTGCTTATGAAGAAACTCGGCAGGATCCTTCTTGAAGAGCTTCACGAGTTCATCGAATTCCGACTTACCCTTCAGCAATGGATGCTTATATAGGAACTTGCCGGTATCGTTGTATGCCTTCAGCTCCTCGAAGGCCTGAAGATTCCTGATGCGGAGTTCTGCCATGGCAGCCACATCCCGCTCCTTTGGCTTCTTGTCTAGAACCTCGTCGAGTTTCTTCATCTTGCGCCAGGTATTGATACGGTCGTTGTAGATGACGGTAGCCATCTGCACGTCCTCGTTATAGAGGTTGTCCCAGTCGATGTTAGGATATTCCTCTTCCTTTTGGACTACTTTTTTTTTCCGTCTTCCTCCTGCCCGGCAGCTTCAGCGGTTTCTTCTGGTGGCGCCTTGCCTTCAGGAGTATCAGGAGTTTCTTCCTTCGTTAAAGTTTCACTTGAGCCACCCGAGCCTTTCTCGGCTTCATCTGCTGAAGTTTTGCTTGAACCCTCTGGATCTTTCTCCTTTTCACCAGTTAAAGCTTTACTTGAACCTTCGGGATCTTTCCCGGCTTCATCCGTTAAAGTATTGTCTGAACCATCCGGACCTTTCTCCACCCCGTCCGTTAAAGTTTCACTCGAAGCATCTTCCATGCCTTTAATGAATTTGCGGTTATCCTCGATTTCGTCTGCATCGCAGATATCCAGGAGTGCATAGAGAATCTCATCAGCGTAACGTTGAGGGTCACGGGCAAAACGGGTAAGCTTAGGATGGCGTGGATTTTCGTCATCCAGGAGCGAGAGGTCTGCCTTGGCATGTTCCTCTCCTCTCAGCTGATTGAACAGCTGCAGTTTTTCTCTTCTGTTATACATACCTTATTATATATTAATAAAGGTGCGCCACCCTTTTGATGGCGACACACCTTTTGAGAATTTAGAAGATAAATTATTTTGGGAAATAGAATTATTTGCCTGATGTGCTTACAGCCCTCTACTGAGTATCAGCCGAGTGGCTAACCTCATCAGTAGTCACACCAAGAGGATCCTCTGCATAGAGACAAGGGAGATCGACTGATGTACGCTTGAAGGTGAAGGTGGTGTAACGGCCATCCTTGTCGTCCTTGGTCTCGGTGTTGTTGAGAATCATTGGTCGTTCTGGCTCGCCGATGATATACCACTGGGTATCCTTCACGTGCTTATAGAGGATGATGAACTTACCGCCGGCATACTGCTCGATGAAGTTGTAGAGATCCACACGGGTACCGCCCATGATGATCACCAGGTTATTCTCGCCGGAAGTTGTGATGTCTCCCTTCTCGGTCGTAGCGGTGAACGTTGGAATGTCGTGGGCATCGAATAGATAAGCCTTCAGCGTATCTGCAGCTGCGGTTTTAAACGGCATCGCATTCACCTTTCGGTCTTTATCCGGCTGCGGGAACGCCTTGGTCATATCGATGAGAGTTGTAGGAACCAGCACAACCTGATAAGCGATAGCAGAACCATGGGTGTCGCGGTCGGTCACGTCATCGATTGCGGTAAGGGATACGAATGAAGCCATGGAGACACCGGCTCCACCCATACCCATGGATGATGTTGGATCATCAAGCATCTGAAGGAGCGAGACTATGCCAAGCAGCATCATGATCGTCATGAAGAGAAGACGGCACTTGTGCTGGGCATAACTGTATCCCTTGTTGGGATTGTACGCACGGTGACATACTGGAATATTGTTTTTCTTCATAATCTTTTCTGAAAATGTGTAGGCAGGGTACATGGTGTACCCCACCTACGAATTAACACTAAATACTAATATATTATGAATTAACGTCCACCAGGAACGTTAGGCTGAACTGCCTTGTTGACGGTTCGCTTGCCACCTACGCGGCGCTCTAGCTCACGGTACTTGTTATCCTTGCCGAGGATAACCATGATGTAGTCGCCTGGCTGGCTAGGAGTCCACTCGGCTGTGATGTTGGCGAAATTACCGCTCTTGGCGATAGTAAGACCGTGGGTAGCATCGTCCTCACCAATCTCGATGCAGTAAGCTACACCCTGCTTTGCCTTCTTGATTTCAGTGATGGCTGTAGCAGAGGTTTTGGCGTCTGAGATGTGCCAGAAGCCGCTTCCGCCGTCAATCTCAGCACCGATGACTGTAGCAGGCAGGTTGGTAAAGATCTGCTGGAATTCGTAGTCGTTGTCATCCATGTCAGCCTTGGTTTCGAACTTGCGACCGGTGAATGCTGCACCACAGCCTTCCTTCCAGGTGCTCCAGGCACGAACCATCTCCATCTGCTCCTCCATCTTGACAGCAAACATCTCGCCTGGGAGATACTCGACGAACTGGAGGTTGCCAGGAATATCCAGGAACATCCAGCAAGACTTACCCTCGTATGGGAGCCACTTAATCTGAATGGTAGAGTCTGGCACACGGTTCTTGTAGCCGTCAGGGCCTGTGAAGTCGAGATCCTTGCCATAAGTCTCGCGGCAGTTGGCAAGCCACCAGTCGATGTGGTTTTCGTTGAGGTAGAGAACGTGCTTATCGAGTGTCATACCTTCAGTGAGGTGAGTCTTGACGTCTGTGATGAACTCCTTGACCGCATCCAGCATGTTAGCTGAAGTGTAGGTGTTGTAGCTCTTGTTGGAAAATGGCTTGATGCTGTAGTCGTGGATATAGCGAAGCAGGGTGTACCAGATACCAGTACCGGCATTGAGATAGCTGGAAGGCTGACCGTCCTCTGGCTTCACATAGATACCACGCATACGGCGTTGGTTCTGTTCGTCCTGAGCCTTCTTGAGAAGGTTGAGCAGGCAGAACTCAATCATAGACCACTTGATAGGATCAGAACCCTCCTTGTTGAGGTAAGCGATATACTTGCGCTCAATCTCCTTCATCGGGCCGAACTGCACCTTGATCATGGCGTCATCCACGTAACCCATCTCGTTCTCGAGCTGCATGCCACCCTTGTAGATCTCACCTGGCTGGTAGCCCTGAGATACCTCATCGAAGAAGGCATTGAAGAGGATATCGCGGTCCTGCACACCATAGCGAACTGGGAAGTATTCGGTAAGATTGCGAAGCTCCAGAATACGTGCGATAAGAGCATCCTGGCGGAGAATGACGAACTGATCGCCCAATCCGGCATTATCCACACCGCCATAGTTGGTAGCGAACTGGCCAGAAGCAAGCGCCTTGACGTCACCAAGCTCATTGCGGCTCTGGTGATACTTGTAGCGCAGCTGAAGAGATCTTGCGAACGCCATAGACTCCTTGCGGAATGCCTTGCCATCGCTCTCCTCATCAGGTTCAGACGCTAAGGCAAGTGCCGGATTGACTGTAATCTGGTTCCAGCGCTTCTTCATATCAAACAGAGAGTGCTCGATTCCGAAGAGATAGTTGCTGTTCGACTCGAAGCCATTGATAGGAATAGAAGGAGCAGTGACATGGGCAGCAGGCTTGTCAGGAGCAGTACCCTGCGCCATCTTCATCACGTTCTCTGCGAGACCAGACACAGCCTTGGTGAGCTGCTCGTAACTTACGTTCTGAGAAGCACCGGTAGGCTGCTGGCTATTCTCATTCTTTTTGCCATCATCAGAATCCTTGCCCTCATCATCATCGTCGCAATCATTACCATCACCAGCAGCATTGTTGGCCTTGGATACGATAGCGTAGAGGGAGTTGATCTGCTGCTGATGCTCTGCCTCTTCAGCTGCACTGTTCTCGGCTGCAAGGTCATCGACGAGAGTACTCTGGTACTCCTTCTGGTATTCCTCGCAAAGAGCCTTGTACTCCTCTGAAGTCAGGCTCTTGTTCTCGAACTTCTTGACGAAGCCAAGCTTCTCGAGAACTTTGTTAAGTCTTGCTTTGAAATTCATATAAACAAATTAACTAAATATTAAAACAACAATAGAAAACAAACAAAATTCTTATCTAAGTATTAACAGAATCCATACAGGTTCTGGGTTCCCATATAAGCATCTCCCATCTGGGCAACCTCGGCAATAGCCTCGAGCAAGGTACGCTTGCCATCGATGAGTCCAACTTCCTCGGCAGGATCTGTGTAGAAGCTCTCGCCCTGAAGAACAGGAGCGTCATCGCCTAGCTCAGATAGTTTAGGGCGCATGGCCTTGACTTCCGCCAGGAACTGCTCGTTCATCGGATCGAGCACATTCTTGATGTACTCTTCTGTCTTGCCATCCTTCAGATCCTCGAAGACCTTATTCTTTCTGGTCGAATTGGTTGCCTTGGCGGTAATCTTCTTCAATCCCAGCTTCTCAAAGTAAGGCTCGAAGTTCCAGAAGGAACACATTGTGCCGATGCAGCCTACGAAGTCGTGGCTGGTCGTTGCATAGAGCTTCTGGCCATGACAGCCGATATAATAGGCTGCCGATGCGCAATATTCCTCGTAGATGGCGAGAATCGGCTTTTTTGCGTTGCGCAAAGTCTCACTCAGACGGTCCATGTACCAGGCTTCTCCTCCAGGAGAGTTGATATGAAGCAGGTGGGCAGATATCTGAGGATTGTTCTCTGCTGCCATGATATCCTGCTCCAGCTGTCTGGAAGAGAAGTACCAGTAGCTATCTGCTGACACGACACCAAATATACGGTGATAGGCGATAGATCCTTCATTCAGCGAAGGAGAATCATATTCGTCGGTAAGCTGCACATCCCTGGTCTCTTCACTCTGGGCAGCCTTGGAGGATAGCACTTCCAGGGCTTTATGAGTCTCATACTGATAGTATGTATGAGTCTTGAGATATTCCTGAACCTCGGCTATGGTCATTGCCTGCTCGGCTCTCTTGTGTTCGATGCTAGCCACGTTACTATAGAGCGGGAAAGCTGCCACCATCAGCCGACGGTAGGCATCCTCCGTGATCCATAGCGGATGCGTGGAGAGCAGAAGGGTCTGTATTTCGTCCATCTTGATATAAGTTTTCTACAAAGGTACATTATTATAATAGGTATAGAAAAGACCTTAACCAAGCGGGTTGCGGAGCATTTTGCAATTAACTATCAGTTTCGCCTTGTTGGGGTATTTCACGAGCTGCACCCTCGCCGGGAGATCTTCCGTACCTATTTTATATTCCACAGGATCCTGCGAGCCACTTGCATGGCTAACGTCTGAGAGGGAGACGATAGCATTGCGAGCAACCCTAAGCTCATTAACCGTATCATTATCGGGCAAATCGACCACGAAAGTCTTGCTGCAGTCCCAATACACGCCACCGTTCTCCTCGGTCATGGCTGGTTCAAAAGTGAAGGGATCTGCCATAAATATATCCCACTTTTCGGGGCTCCCGACTAGGGAGACACCCACAAGACAAGAAAATTCTACCATAATGCGTATTTTTAGAGTGATTATTGCTAATTTTTGGGTGACAATATTTTATACTCGGTATGTATTAAAAATAATTAAACACCGCGTTTTTTTTGGTATTTTCGCGGAATTTTAGGACAGAGACGCTGTCGGTAGCGATAAAAGTTCTTCAGAAGCGCATCCGATGATATCGACTTCAGATGGTACGTTCTGATGAACTCTTCCACGACATCCTGGTTGCGCTTCGGCCTTCCAAGTTCCTCGTTCTCCAGCATGATGCGGTGGAACTCGAAGTTGAAGAGCAGACGGATGTGCTCCTCTATCTTCTTGGCTGCCCGCTGCGACAGATAGTTGTAATAGGCAGGATCCTTGCCCGGATGGCCATCCATACAGGAGCGGCGGGAAGGAAGATAGATGGTGAGGTTACAGTCTTCTTGGCCAACGCTGTTCGCATCCGGCTTGGCCATGAGATTCCACACCACGTAATACAAATCCGTGGTGTAAGGTATCTTTACTCCGCCCGTTTCGGGCTCAATTTCCAGCTTTTTTTGAATATACTCTGCCAGGTATGGCTCGATTCTGACAGAAGCAATTCGTTTCGTGAGACGTTTTTTTCTTTCCATATTGTTTTTGCTTATTTTTGCGTCCTACCGTCCTACAATCCTACAAATCGCAGGTACGATATTGCAAAGATACTAAAAATCAGCGAGTTAAGCAAATTTTATCAAACATATTTTCGACCTACACTCTCATTTTTTCGCATCCTACACGTCCTACAATCCTACAAATAGGGGTATTTTGTAGGAAGAAAATGCAGGAAACGGCAAAATGTAAATATTCCTTATTTCCTACAACGTCCTACAATCCTACACCATTTCCTACAAAACCGCAAAAACCGCAAAAACAACATAACTAACTGATAATAAGATATATAATAGATAATAATAGTTTGAAAAGAAATTCATTTGTAGGATTGTAGGATTGTAGGAAGGTGTTTTTCTAAAAACATTTTCAAAACATCGCTTTTCCCGGTTATTTTTGTAAAATTAGGGGGTACGGGGGATTTTTCGCATCTGGAAGCCTCACGTATGTAATCGAGTAGGAGGAAAACGAAGTAGTTTTTCTCCTACTTTCGTTTTCCGACCTCTCACACCACCGTACATGCGGTTCCGCATACGGCGGTTCCTATTTTGGGTGCCATTCGATGTATG